CTTTACGCAAGCCTGTCGAGCATCTGGGGTCTTCCCTACACAGAGCAGATCGTAGCCACTATCACAGCCATTGATTTATTCATCGGTGCGATCATCGGCATTTCGTCTGCTCATTACTCTCTGCCGAAAGAAGGTGAACGCAATGAGTAATATCGCACAGCTTATTATCGCCTTTGTCGGCGGCGGTGCGCTTACTGCGATCATCGAGATCATACGCACATCCGTTGAGAAGAAGTCGGCAAAGAACGTAGCCCTTCAATTTCTGCTTTTGCAGTACATCCGGGAAGAAGCTGAGAAGCATGTCACCGACAACAAGATTTCCTCAGAGGACTTGAAGATGTGGCTTGAGATGCACAAGACATACAAGAGACTTGGGGGAAACGGATACGCAGACGAACTGAAGAATAAGATCAATCGTCTGCCGCTTGCAGCCTGATCATTACTCGCAAGAGTTTTGAATAAATGTCAGAGAAGACACTAAAACGCAGAATGTCAGAGAAGACATAAATCGCAAATGGAGAGTCAGAGAAGACGATAAAACGCAAAGGAGATCAAAATGGAAGAAAACAAAGCAACTGTCGATGCCACGACTACATCCGCAGAAGTACCGAAGACGGAAGAGATTGACTACAAGGCTCTGTATGAACAGGAAAAAGCCGAGAGAGAAAAGGTCAAACTCGCTTTTGACAAGTCGAGTTCTGAAACTGCTGAGTACAAACGGAAACTTGCCGATCATCTTACTGCCGAAGAAAAGGCGAAGATGGAGAGGGAACAGGCGGATAAAGAACTCAGAGAAGAGTTAGAACAGCTTCGCAATGAGAAGCGTGTTTCAAGCTATGTTGCAAAACTTGTAAGCACGGGAATCTCTGCCGATGTGGCAAACAGTATGGCACAGACCCTTCCTGACGGAATCCCCGATCAGTTTTTTGATGGCATCAAAAAATTCATTGCGGATCTCACCGCACAGATCAAGGCTGACCTTCTCAAGGAACAGCCGAAACTTTCAAGCGGAATGCCTCTCGCATCTGCTGATGCTGAAAAGGCAAAGGATGACAAATTAAGAAAGGCATTCGGCTTTAAGAACTAACTTAAAGGAGAATGATTATGGCAACTACTGTTACCATGCCTGTTGGCAATCAGATCGCGCTTGCCCAGAAATATCTGGCAATGCTCGATGAAGTATACATGAGAGAGTCTCTGACTTCCATGTTTGAAATGCCCGAAGATCAGGTTCGTTGGCAGGGCGCGAAGACCGTCAACCTCTACGAACTGACCCCGGTTGCTCTTGCTAACTACGACCGCAATGCGGGCTTTGTAGCGGGCGATGTTGATGGCACTTGGAATCCCTACACCATTGAGATTGACAGAGGCAGAAGTTTCCTTGTTGACTCTCAAGATGACGAAGAGAGCATGGGACTGGCTTTCGGCAGACTTCTTGGAGAATTCGAAAGAAGGTTCGTCATCCCGGAACTTGACGCCTACAGATTTGCAAAACTCGCTGGTGCTACTGGCATCGGCAAGGTGAATGAAACTATCGCCACTTCTGCGGCGGCTGTTTCTGCTATCGACCTCGCTACCGCTTCTATGGATGACGAAGAAGTCCCGTATGAAGGCAGAATCCTGTTCGTGAACCCGACCTTCTACCGTTACCTCAAGGGCGGCATTGAACGTAGAGTCATGAACGGCGAAAACGACATCAACTACAATGTTGAGTACTACAACGACATGCGGATCATCGCTGTTCCGTCCAAGCGTTTCAACACCGCTATCACGCTGAACAACTCCACCACGGCGGCGGGCGCAGGCGGCTACACCGCTACTGGTCAGACGATCAACTTCATGATCGCTCACCCGGATGCTGTTATGGGTGTTGTTAAGCATCGCATCCCGAACATCTTCAGCCCGGCGGAAAATCAGGAAGCTGATGCATGGAAACTCAATTATAGGGTGTACCACGATCTCTGGGTCAAGAAGAACAAGGCAAAAGGCATCTACCTCAACGCTCCGTCCGGAACGTAATGGTAAGACGAAACCCTGACGGTTCAATCTCTGTAGGCATCCTTGATGATTTTGCGAAGGACATGAATCCCCCGGTCATCGAGGATGCCCCGGAAGAGAAGACCGTAGCCGAAGAAAAGCCGAAGAAGCCCCCGACAAGGGCAAAGAAAACGGCGAAGAAATAACGAGGTGAGATTATGACAGATGCTGAAAAGATCGCAAGAGTACAGAGTTTCTTCGATGCCGGGACTTTGACGGACGATGAAGCATCTGCCTATCTTGCAGTAGCGAAAGACACAATACTGAATACGCTCTATGCGTACTCATCAAATTATCCCGAAGATGCGGAAGTCCCGAAACGATACGAAGGTCTGATGTGCGAACTGGCGGCGAGACGGTTCTCCCGGAAGGGTGGACTTGGCGAGACAATGCACATCGAGAACGGAATCCACCGTGATTGGTATTCGTCCGATGACTCCGATCTTCTCAGGATGATCATACCGTATGCGGTTGTGAGGTGATCCTATGGTATCACTTGCTGAAAACCGACAGACAGTTTACTACTCCGAACTGATCAGCGTCACGGATGAGGTGGACGAGGACGGTTACAAAACTGGTGAGAAGCAGAAGGTCTACTCCGAGCCGAAACCGTTCCTGATATATGTTTCACCCGCCAGAGGTGATGCGACTTGGATGCCTTTTGGTATCTCGCACACTTACACGAACGTGATGTCCACATGCGATAAGGATTGTCCCATCGAGGAAACATCCGTACTGTGGATCGGCATCAAGCCCGAACCCGAATCGAATGCGGCATCAAACGGCGGCGCGGTACTGGTAAGTCCGAAAGGGACGATGATCCGAGTGCCGGATACTGGCGAGAACGTGGAGTACACGCCGCACAATTACACCGTAGAGCGTAAGGCAGTTGGACTTAACTCCATACTGTATGCGATCAAGAGAGTGGACGCATGAAGACCTTCCGTACAGACTTATCCGTAGATGGAATTGATGCTCTGATCTCAAAGATCAGGCAGTATCAGGGTACGTTCTACAATGACTTCCTCGCCGCTGTCAGACAGATATGTGATGATGCGGCTGAGATCGCGCAGGATGCTTTCGGAATGGCGGTCAAGGTGGAAGTGGAATCCATCGCTACGAAAAACGATCAGTATATTGCACGGTTCGCTATCGTTGGAAGTAATAAAGCGGTGGCATTTCTGGAGTTTGGCGCGGGTCTTCTGACAGACGAAGACCATCCCTTTGCGGATGACGCACCGTTCCCTGTTGAGAAAGGATCGTACTCCAAGATCAACGCACATGAGTATGAGGCATGGACTTACTGGTGGTTCAACCACAAAAAGTACACCTTCGTTGCACCTCGCCGTGGCTTGTTCAAAGCATCAGAGTACATCAAGGATAATCTGAGAGAAGAGATAAGGAATAGCATACGATGATCACACCTAATCAAATCTACACATACATCGAAGAGCGTGTGAATACTCAGACTCGCCCTGTGTACTGCTCCTCGATAAAAGAGCCGATCCCGGAGCAGTTGCCTTCGTGTCAGATCGGTGAGATCGGAAGAGCGGATCTTCAGAACGCACTTCCTTTGTCTTTCGCTACAAAACCTAATGTATCTCAGCGGCTCACCTATGAGGTACATGTATATTCCAACAAGAAGAACCGAGCCTTGTCAGAGGCAAGAGAGATCATGGACGATGCCGAACTGGCTTTCCGTCAGCTTCACTTCGTCAAGACCTCAAGAGAGCCGATCCAAGGCGCGAATACATCTATCGTCCATATCGTTGCGAGGTTCACCCGAAACGTAGGCGATGGTGACGAAAACTAATAAAGGAGATTCAGCATGTCTGCACATTCGACTATTGGCGTAAATGTCTACTACGCATGGCAGAGCGATGGCTCTCGTCCTACGGCGGGTTACACGCTTCTGTCCTCAGAGATCACCGAACTTCCTGAGTTCGACTCTGCACCGGAAGGTATCGATGTCACTCCGCTGTCTGAACTGGTCGCAATCCGCAGGATCGCGGGTCTGAAGGACAATGGCGATGACTTCCCTCTTACCGGAAATATCAACGATACCGACATGACCACTTGGGAAGGTCTGGTATCTGAAGCACCTGACAAGATCGCCGCAGGAAACTACCTTGAACTGATGATCACGGTAACGGGTATCACCAAAGCGTACTTCGTGTCTGGCACTCCCGTTGCACTTGGTTTCCCCGGTGCATCCGTGAACAGCGCATTTCAGGGTTCGTACCACTTCATCCCCTATCAGGATCATGGTTGGGCGGCGAAGGGTACGATCAGCCAGTAACCAAACATTCATATGGGCAGATGTAAAAGTCTGCCCATTTTTCAAAAGAGAGAGAGGAATCATCAAATGGCAAAGAAAACTGTAATCGAACCGCTCGTATTCGTTAACGGCGAAACTGGTGAAGAAGTAGTAATCGAGTATAACCGCATGGTCATCCTGCGTATGGAACGGCTTGGGTATTCCGGGGAGAAGGTTGCGGAATCAATCAAAGACGCTCCACTGTCCACGATGGCTGATCTGTTCTACTTCGGGATGCTGATGCATCAGCCGAACACCACCAAGGACGAAGCGTATGACTTCTTCTTTGAGAATGTCGGCTTCGATGAAAAGCTGATCGAGCGGCTTACTGGATTATTCATGAAACCCTATACGGACATGCTTGAAGCACAGAG